TTCAAACCTTTGAACATAAAATAGCCAAGGTGATGGTAAACACGGCAGAATCAACTACTAAGCAAGATGTTCAACCCCCAATTTATAATATGCGGGAAACGGTTGATAATTTTTGCACAAAATTTCCAACTTTCATTGAAATTTTAATAAATATCCTTATTAATTTTTAATCACTTACAATTTACAAAGGAAAAGAATAGTGAGCCAAATAGATTTTTCAAAATTTAAAGATTTTATGGAAGTTGATAATATTGATACCGTTAAATCAAAAGTGGACGCTGGGTGGCAACTCTTAGGTGTTTCTTCTGGAACCTATGATATCGATAATGAAAAGCGAGCATATTTCTTATATTCACTAGGGCACACTGAAAAGCAACCTTTATCGAATGTAAAGTTTAGATTTGGATCGGAGTCATAGCCACGCAGACTTGCGTAGGCTCGACTGATACGCAAGTCGAGTAGCGGTCTGATTTCTGCATAACTTATATTATGTTACTTAGGATACTCAGCAACGTGAATTATAATCGTAGTTATTCACGTTGCTGAGCTGTAGCTGCAAACAGTATTGCGTAGGCTACAGTCTCAGATATCCTATTTAACATAAAATGAAGTTATGCGACTTCAGGATGATCTCTATAAATGACAGAAAATAAAGGTAATTTATCTGGTGAAAGTAGTTCAATTTTGAAAAAATTGATTGATATGAATCCCGAGGATATAAATTTAAAATATATTTTTGATCACATTAGAAATTACGGTATTGCTTCCACAATGATGATTGCAGGACTGTATTTATGGAAACATCCTGAATCTGCATTTGGCATGATTCTAATTTTTAGTGAAATTTGGTCTTTATTACTGATTTTATTAGGTTTATTTTTAAATGTATTAAACCTTACTCAAGTTATTTGGGTGTTGGCAAAGGTGAAAATGCCATTGGGCATCTTTATTTTTTTAATGTTTTTTATCTTCTATATAGTTCTAAGCTTTTTAGCTTCTTATGCTAAATACTTTATGAGCATTTCTTAAAATAGATCAGAACTTTTGTCGTTTTTATAGCTGGATTTATTACTTAGAGTTGTTTATAAAAGAATTTTAAGGACTATTTATATGAATAATTTATCCATTGATGCACAAGAATTTTTAAAGTTCATTGAACGTAGAAACACTCAACTTGAGAACGCTCCTTTTGTTAATTCAGCTTACTCAAATCCAGAAGAGTGGGGGACTGAATTGCAGAAGCTATATATTAGAAAATTAGATATTGTTGATTATGATGGGAGAGACTCATCCTATCAATATTATCTAATCAAAGATGAAAATTTCCCTAAAAAGGTAGAGGAATACACTCAAGTTATAAAAAATATGAATGATGATGATTTAAGTAAGTATATGGATTGGGAGAAAGGTCATGAAAACTTTAATCATAGTTCTATTCAAGAAAATTTAATGGGTATGAAGGAACCTTATCGTTTAGCTCGTCGTATTGCTGCTCTTGAATATAGAGCTTTAATTGAGGCGATTAGAATAAATGGACGTTCAAAGGAACTTGAATCTGATGCACTATCTTATTGTCACCGCAACTTAGCAAGCTCATTTAATCAAAATTACCATGAAATTTAATTAATTAGGAGATGACTAGTTCTAGTCATCTTTACCTAAAACCTCTTCGCGATAGCGAACGACCTCATCAGATTTTAAGTTCTTAAGGTGATATTTAATCAACGCATGGATCACATCTGATTCTTTCATTAAGACTTTTTTATCAATCACAAACTTCATCAAAGCTTCTTTAATAGCTTCAACTTCTTCGTCTCGAACTTTATAGACTTTAGCCATTTACATAGTACTCATATAAACAAAGTTACTTTTTTACATTTTACCCTTATTTCTTGGTTGCAAAGTTACTTTTAAATTGTTTTAATTTGACTGCGATATTTGGTAACTTTTAAAAAGGTAACTATGGCTCCTATAGCGTTCCAAAATCATCTCGATTTCATTCAGGCTGCTTTCAATCAAGTTGCCAAGATCGTTGCTGAACATGGTCATCCATGCCTAGACGTATGTTGTCCTGCTGAATCCACAGAAAGATGCCTTGAGCATTTGGCCGTGGTCGCAAGTGATTGGTCTTATGACTATTCACTCATTGATGCCCACCTAGAAACCTATAAAAAAGCCAATGCTGAAATTCGTGAATATTTAGGAGAGTAGGGCGATGGACAAGGCATGTGAACTGATTAATCAAATTCAAGACTTCGATAAAAATATTCACCAACTTAATGAAGTCTATGAGCAATCTAACTCCATCATGGATGAAATTGTTTTAGCTGCTACATATTCGGAAATTGATCTTCGTATTTGCCAAAATCTTAAAGATTATTTGAATGGTGTTGTTCAGAACAAATTGAACCATTGCCAGCAGCTCATCACTAAAAAACAGAAACAGCCAAAGGACAATTTAGTCGTTCAAACCTTTGAACATAAAATAGCCAAGGTGATGGTAAACACGGCAGAATCAACTACTAAGCAAGATGTTCAACCCCCAATTTATAATATGGGGGTTACGGATTCACAACAGGCATCTGAACAATGGGCTTTTCCAAGATATTTAGATAACCACAAGATTATTTCTACAGGGAAAGGCATTGTTCCAGTACCAATTGCTGCAAAGGTCGATAATGGTATAGCTGGTATAGATTGGGTGAGTTTCAGCATTCCTTTATCACGTTTCCATGAAAAATATTCTTCCCTTAATCCCTTAGTTGAGGATGAGGCTCTAACTGAATTACTCGAATCTGTTATAGATCAAGAACTCTTTGAGTTATTTGGATTTGGTCTAGGTCAAAAGCGTGATAAAGGCATGCACTTCAATAAATATGCCTACACATTACAGGATGACTTAGGCATGGTTCTGTATGGCAATACTCAAAAATCTATTATTGTTCAAATCAACGGTTCTGGATGTGCGCTTGCCCGTAAAGGTTGGAATGAACAACTTTATAAATATTTAAAACAAATTAAAGGCTCAAAGCTTTCTCGTGTGGATATTTGCTTTGATGACTTTGAGGGTGAATACATCACCTTAGATGAAGCCGACCAATGGGATACACAAGAAATGTTTTGGGTTTCAGGTCGAGTTCCTGATTCCAGACATGCTGGTAATTGGAAACGTCCCAATGGAAAAGGACGTACTTTATATATCGGTGTACGTGAAAGTGGTAAATCTTGCCGAATTTATGAAAAAGGTAAAGAAAAGGGCGATGTTTTAAGCGAATGGGTTCGTATTGAAGTCGAATTTAAAGCAAGTGACCGTTACTTAGAATTAGAAATGTTGCTTTCACCATCACAATATTTTATCGGTGCTTACCCTGTATTTAATGAAGTCTTATTACCAAGATTAGGGCAATACATCATGCCTGAAAAAACTGAAATCATTAAAAAACAATCACAAATCGAGTGGAAAAAAGCTATCGAAATTACCAAAAGCCAGTTTGGTAAATACATTCGCCAATTCCGAAAAGTGTATGACGATTCTGAATTACTCACAATGCTTTCATCGTCCAAAGATGAAGTCCCTAAACGTCTGAAATTCTCTGCAATTGCAGCAATGCAAGCCGTTCGTATTAATCAATCAATTTATGAGGAATTAGCTCATGCAGTTTAAAACAACTATTACCGTACTTGGAGCAAAGAGTTCAAAGGGTGAGTTCAACGGTAAACCTTATGACTCAACAACAATTTTTTTCCAAGCTGAATTACAGGATGGGGATAATTTTGTTGGTCAAGTAGGTGAACAAATCCGCTGGGGTACATCTGCCAATTTTGAGAAATTGAAAGCCTTGAAATTCCCATTGAATGCTGAAGCAACAATGGAGCAGGTGAGTAACGGTAAATCAATGGTCACAATCCTAAAAGACCTTGTACCACATGCTCCCAAATGAGTTTTTTAGTTTACTGCTGTGACAAATGTGGTGCTTATTTCTTCTATGAAAATGTACTAAAGCAGTATGAAAAACAATGTGATGGATAGGAATTTAAGAAATGCACGTCTGCAAAACTTTATCACCGCAAAATGAATCAGGTTTGCAAACGTGCTTAGAGTGGCAGGATTTTAAGATCTTGCCAGATTTAACGGTACAAGAAGCCAATGAACTGTTGGTAGCAATCGTAGGCTGCTTTGCCGTTGTTTTCATCGTCAAGCAAGTGATTAGCTTGCTCAAATAATGAGGTTTATATGGAAACTCAAGTTAAAGAAAAAAACAAGGCTATACCTGTTGCTTTAGGTACTTCACTTTTGCTCGCTGCTGGTTCTGCTTTTGCTGAAGGTGAATTAGAAACTGGTGCTGTGAGTGCAATTAGTGGCGGTTCTGGAACCTTACAAACAGTAGGTATTGCCATTATTGGCGTAGTTGCAGGTGTTTGGGTGATCAAACGTGTCATTGCATTGATCCGTTAATTTCTTCAAATAAAGCTTCGTTCTATGAGCGGAGCTTTTTTATTAAGAGGTTATTATGCTATGGGACGATCTTTCAGCATGGCTTTATTTAATCGTGATGGTTATTTGCCTCGCTGCTTTATTATTACGCTAGTTTTTATGCTTTCTTTCACAGTTCCAATTCAACAGGCAAGAGCATGGGCTTTTGTAATTCCTGCATTTCAATTTATCTTAGCGAATGTTGGGCGAGCTGCAATTCAAAGAGCAGGTACATTTTTGGTTACTAATGGCGGAAGAGTAGCTGCAATGTCCAATGCTGCTTCGCGTGGATTAACATTGAAAAACGTAGGTGTTGGTTTAGCTGGGGCTTCAGCTGCAACATCACTGGGTGATCATGTTGGTAATATTGTAGTCAGTCCATCAAGTGATAGTAATCAACAAAAGATTTATGCACCCATTGATGTTTCGCTTGAAGATGGTTATCCACGAGCTAATCCTGACCCTAACTATTTCAATAATCCATATAGTGGAAATTCAGCTTCTGGGTACTCATCTGTCGATCCTATACCCAAACAATCAGTGATGCCTAAAACTACAAAAGTGTCTACGCCTGGAACATTCTCAGATGACGTCCCTAAGCCAGCTTATACATCTATTGATACAGGGAATTACTACTCATCAGATCAGCTATTTTATGATAAATATGGTCAAGGCCAGGCTGTTGTATATTTGGATCAAGTTAGTGCAAATAATGCATATTTAACTGAACGTAAAGCTTACTTGCATAAATATGATACTCCTGGTCAGCCAGATAATTATGTCTTTCCTGATCGTGATGCGGATGGAAGATATAAAGGAACATCGGTAAATATTTATGAAAAGCTTCCTGTGGAAGGTACTGATTGGGTTATCGATCAAGTCGTTGGCCAATTTAATGTTTATTCCAGAACTTTTATTGAGTCTGAATTTTGTCCTAAAGGTTATTCCTATCAAAATAAAGCATGTGTATTAACAAATGTAGCTGATACAGTTAAACCTGATAACACTCCATGCCAAGTAAGATTAGTAAATAATTCGTTTGAATTAGATAATCGAAATCCGAATTGCAACCCTGCAATTAGCGGTATTCAAGCCCAAGTAATCAATGGCGCAATAGTATTTACAGATTCTGCTACAGGTCGTCAATCAGGTGTTATACCTAAAACTGCAACTAACCCAATGACAGTTTTTGAGCAAGATAGTGCAGCTCGTTCAGAAGTCCAACTTGGAGAAGTTGATAATCAGACTGGATTACGGCCAGTTATTACATCACCACCTATTTCTAAGCCTTTACCTAATCATGGATTAGGTGAATATGCTGGAACTGAAACAGGGACACAGCCTGGTACTGATACAGGCGAGGGTGGTATCTCCGGTTCATTACCAGCATTCTGTACGTATGCTTCTGTAGTATGTGATGCAATTGAATGGTTAAAGGGTACTGATGGTATCCCAGAAGAAGAAACACATCAGATTGAAGAATTGGATCATTCCAATTTGCCCACTAATCCAGACTTTTCATTTTCTCAATCTTGCCCAGCACCTTTATCAATTCCTCTTGATTTTGGAATTGTTTCATCATCAATTGAAATTAGTTATGAACCATTCTGTCAGTTCTTTGCAAAAGCAAGACCTTTCATTATTGCTGCTGCTTATCTGCATGGTGCTTTTATTATCAGTGGCTTTAGAAAGGAAACTTAGTAATGGCTGGTTTGTTAGTAAGAGTTCTAACTTGGTTTGCATCGGGTTTAATTTTTAGAGCTTTATCTGCATTGGGCGTTGGCATTTTTTCAATGTACTTCATTAACGATATCTTAAGTCAATTTATTGATTCAATGAATAGTGCTGTTTCAAGTCTACCAGCGGATGTAATTTCAATATTAGGAATTGCTGGTTTTGATAGATATCTCTCGATTGTATTAGGTGCTTTAGTCACAGTAACTTATTTGCGTTCAATGCGCTTCATACTCACTAGACAGCTTTAATTTTTTTATATCAAATAATTAGACTCCATATATCTATTATACATTGTGCGAGTCTAAAACTTTTTTTTCGAGCGTAGCAGGCTCCGCCCTGACGCCCGCGAGAAAAAAAATTTTAAGGAGCTACAATGCTAACGCTTATTAGTGCAACGCCAGGTTCTGGAAAAACACTTAAAGCTGTTGAATTAATTTATGAATGTTTGAATAGTGGTTATGTTGTTTATTCGAATATCTTAGGCTTAAAAGTACCAGGTGTTATTCAGATTTCTAGCCAAGAAGACTGGCGTGATCTAGATCATTTTAGACGTCAAAACATTGAAATGCTTAAAACACCTATTGCCGTTTTTTATGATGAAGCACATGAACATGCAGCATTTGCTGAAAAAGACTTGTTAAAGAATTATCAAATAGATCGATCTGATTATGATTTGGACATTGATATTATCAATTTAGATGACTCACTGACAGCAACACAAAAAAAGCAAAAAATTGATGAGATCAATAGGAAATACAAGGTTGCACTTGATATTAAAAAGGAACAAATTAGAGAAATTGGTACTGCCTTATCAATGCACAGGCACTTCGGTTTTGATATTTTCTTAATTACCCAAAGTCCAAAAAAATTAGCTGCTCATGTTCTTGCTGATGTCGGAACACATTTACACTTGAGACGAGTTTTTAAGATGAAAAGGGCAACGATATATGAGTTTCCAGAAGCCCATGCAACAGTTTCAAAGGCTGTTAGGGATGATGCTATTAATAAAACGATTTGGAAATTCCCAAAACATTTGTTTGGTACTTATACATCAACAGAGGTTGATACCCATAAACAAAAAATTCCGTTGAAATATATTATTATTCTTGTATTGGTTTTTATTGGTATTCCATCCTACGTTGCAAGATCATTTTGGTATGACCCTTTATTTGGACATAAGGACAAACAAGAATCACCTTCAAAAGTTGAAGCCAAGGAGGCTCAAAAACCAAAGAGTAATATTCAAGAAATGTCGAAAACAACTCAAAATAGTCCAAAAGAAGATTTACAACAAAATGAATTACAAAGAATTGCGATGATTACAGAATCATCAAATGATTGTATAGCTAGAAATTCTTATGGTGAAATATTAGATATTCCTATTGATAAATGTCGCCAATTATCATCAAAAAATAGTCGTATGCAATTTAGTCGTTATAAACGTGAAAATTTTACAGAATTGCCTAATAGTCATTCAAATACTGAACATGAATATGCTCAAAATATAGCGACTAATAATCAATCTGTTACATACAAACCAGCACAATACCCATCAATGTAA